CCAGGTCTGTATCAAACGTAAACCCCGGAATATTTTTTTTAGAATCCAACATTTTAACTCTCCTTATGCGGTAATAACAGCATCAGTTATGCCCTGAAGACGGGTTGCAGCACGACCATGATAAATTGTCATACCCATGTACCATTCGAGCCGAGTTCGCAATGAAGGTTTGGCTTCGAGTTCACCTAGATCCCTAACATCAATCCCGCCATTCTGGATACCGGAAACCATGCCATCACCGAACGAGACACAGTAAATGGATGTTGAAGCTGCTGTGCCTCCACCAGGGTTAGCCTCAGTGAATGGTAAAATCTGATTTCCCTCATTATCATAATCAGCAATAAGGATTGGCAGGTCATTGTACTGAGTCACCTTTCGACCAAACGCATCAACCTGATAGTTGATCTGGCCACCTACATTAACATTTCGAGCGGCTTGAGTAAGCCTACGACGCATAGTCTTGTTCATAATAAGAGCATTCGGCGCGTCTGTCTGGTCGATAACCTCATCTAACTTGGTAAGACTCAGAGCATCACCCCCTGAAGTTGCACCAGCATTAATAAGCTGATCTCCGCTAATCCGCGCCTGCAAACCGTCAAATTCAAGAGCGGAACTCTCAGAATCGCCTTTAATGACAGTTTTTGTCATTTTCAAGGAAAGCGCCTTAACTTTCATCATTTCTTGTGAACTGCGCTGGCCAGCGCCCATGGTGTCGATGATGAATTTGTCAACGTCAAGATCCCCCCCAGCGATAACAAGTGCTTCAGTGATCGGGTTAATAATACCTGTGCTCTCGTCATAAGAGCCATTAACGCCACGGAAACCGATACCTGGGAGAGTTTCCTCTCGATTGTATTTCAGTGCGTTACCTTGAATGTCTGCAAATGGCATAGCTGCCATAATGTCAGAACTCATCGCATACATTTCGATTACAGCTTGGCGGTAGACATCTCCAGTCTCCAGCTTTGCCGCTTCTACTAAAGTAAGGGACATGCCCTACCTCCTATTTTCGTTTCTGCCTGGCATAGTTCGCTTTTTCTACCGGACTCATACCAGACAAGTCAATTTTGTTCGGGTCTTCACTCGGCTTAATCTCCGGGGTCTTACCCTTCCCATCTCCAAACATTCCAGCGGCTTTCGCTTTTTGGAACCACGCTAATTTGCTTGCCGTGTCCATGTCCGGGATGAGCGCCTGTTTTTCTTCGGGAATACCTGCAATCTCTGATTCAAAGTATTTATCAAGGGCAGCTTCAGCGGCCTCGGCACGATCTTTTAACCCCGACACCTCTTGTTCCTTTGACTCGTACAGCTCTTGGTATTTGCCCTGCTCCTCGGCCCGCATCTTTGCATCTTCAGCTTTTTTTGCCTCGATTGCATCAAGTTGGTCTTGGAGCTTTTGGTTTGTTACCCTGCGCTCTGCTGCTTCCCGTTTAAGGGTTGCAAGCTCTTTGTCACTACCTTGGGGGGGTACATCTGGACTACCTTTGGATTTGTCATCTTCTGACATTTTGAAACCTCACTTTAATTTATTACCTCTTGACATCCATTTGTCAACTCTTTTCATAATAGAGTCAGCCTCTTTCTTCGTTACATCAAAAAACTTCCTTCCTATCTTTTCATTAAACCAAGCCTTTGCACCCTGCCTGCCGGAGAGTGTAATCCGTGTACCGTTTTTTATTACTGACACCCCACGCCCGATAGCACCAAGCATGCGCCCTGTAAATACAAGGTTGGGCTTTGTCCTTCTGCCATGTTCTTTCCTGTATTTTGCGTAACCGGGGGAGTAAGGCTTGAACATGCGTTTACTATCACCACGCCTCCCACCGTCTTTTAGTCCTATGCCCCTTTCGGTACGCTTTCTAATTGTCTTGGCACCATCTACACCGACACCACGCCAAAAACGACTATCAGGCAGATAGCTTGAGGTTTGGTTTTTTAGTTACTCGTATCATCACCGAACCATGGATATAACTGATGGCGGCAATTCCACCCACCAGGAGTACCACCCCAGTAACCGGTCTTGATCCATTGTTCTTTAGTTCTGACAGGTTCGGCCAAAGCAGCATGACAAACAGGTCTGGTCTTGCTATCCAATGGGCCAACAACTTCCCACTTGTCAGCGCCTATTTCTTCACCGGCCAAAATAAGTACCTCGCCGCTGAAATTCAGGATGGAGGTGTTCGCATGGGTGTAGGCATAATTACGCATCGGAGAATTGTTCTTTGCTAGACCTATTGTGCTTTCTGCTATTCGCTCCGTAAGGGCAGAAACTGGCATATTTGACACCACATCACGGTACAAGCCAACCCTAAGATCATCAAGTGCCTTATCACCAATGGCGGCAAAACCGTCAACGTCCACTCTGGCCAACCCTCGCATGGTGGCAATGGATGGCTGGCTAAATTGCATAGAAGGGCCAGCACCGACCATCTTAGATACCTCAGCACCGGCCTTCTCTGCTATTGCCGGGTATTGTCCCACAAACTCATTGGACAGCTCGAGGTACCCTGCCTGGTTAAGCGCAACAGTCATTGCAGCACGGCTATTTAGGATGACAGCAGCGTCAACCGTTTGACCGGTAATCAACAGGTTTACCAGTTCAGCGTTTAATTGTTTCATAACCACATCAAGATCACGCCCAAACGTAGCAACATTTTTATCTGTGAATTTAAGTAGCGGGGTTGTCATCGGCTAGGCCACTGAAGTCTGGTAATGCTGCTGCTCCACTGTCAATTTCAGCCAGATACTCATCAACCTGGTCAGCAGTCCATTCCGGGTATTTTTCTTTTATGTACTGCTCACGGGATTTTAGTTTCATGGCTATTTCACCAGAATTAACCAACCACTGGCCTTGCGTGTCAACCGGCAAATCAGGGGCAGGAAACGAAACCGTTACCTCGTCACCCGTAACACCTAACCCCACAGTGTCAGAAATGGCCTTGACCACTGTGAATAGGCTTTGCTCGAAACTGGCAGCAGGCTTTTGCCGTTTCTTCCTGAGCTGCAATGTTGGTAATTCTTCCACAACCAATTTGAACCCGCTATCAGCAGAACCGACACCCCCAGCCTTGATATTTACGCCCCACTCATCACCGACAGCAATAATCAGCGCCCGCAGCCAATCAAGAAACGCCTCTATGTTTCCCGCTATACTTGGTGAGCGATACTCCACAAAAGTGGGTTCATCCAATCCCTGTGACTCGATCTTTACCACCGCATCTGGGCCGAACACTGTACCTGCCGGAATAATAGCGTTGGTAAACAGTGTGCCGAACGCCTGGGAGCGTTGATTAAACTTTGCTTCGATATGAAACATGTTCACCGCTTCATTGAGCAATATGAGCTGTTCGTATGACGGTTTGGCATAGATACCGTAACGGGGTGGTTTTATGTCAAAAAGGATGGCAAGTGGTACAATCTTGTATGTATTGTCTTCATTTGAGACTTCCTTGGCCTGGCCTGACTTGTCCATCTCCAGCATAATTACCTCTTCAACCGTCCAGTAGCGGTATAAATCACCACCACTCTCACCAGTGCCACTCGTTCGGTACAGGCATGATATAACCTCGCCTGTTACCCTGTTATAGTCAATATCTGAATTAGCGCGGGTTAGTTGCTCGAAAAATAAACTGCCCGTTTCTTCTGAGTATTGAACAATTACAGCGGCCATTTTGAGTAGCCGGGATAACTGGTCTATGTCTTCCGATACCTCTGAAAAATTACTTTGGTGCAAAACATTTTTATATGCTTCCGTTGCCGCCTCGTCATCTGGGATGACCCTTTCAGGGTCAGTTTGATATGTTTGGGATGATTTATCTATGATCTTGTTTGTGATATTTTCCCATAACACCATAACACCGCGCTCGCGCCATTTCTTAATTCCTATACCATCGGTGTTGAGGAGATCAATCATGTGCTGCTGTTGATCCCCATCAAGAAAATCAATAGCCTTTTTCGCAAATGCAACAGCGGGTTTTTGTAAATTATCTATATGGGTTTGGTAGTCCATTACGATACTCTCAGTGTTGGTTTTATCAATGACGGATATTCAACGTGGATCATGTAGCCGATGGCGGTTGTTATATGCTGATATTCTGTTTCTTCTTCCTGGAAAGTAGACCCTTCCTTTACCTGACAAGTACTCAAACCCTTATGGGCATACTTGGCCTTGCTCGGATTGACGAACAAGGAAACCTCACCAGCAGCATTCCTTATCTTCGCCCTGACTGCATTTTGCCTGTTCTTGATAGCAGGATGCTTCCGTGCCACCTTTCGCTTAAACGTCCAGCCACTAGCCTTGAGCACCTTTTCTATTTCTATATAATCAGATGCGTGTCCGTGTTTCTCGCCTGCCCGCCCCGCCGGATCACCGTAAATAATAACATGCTTATTTTTATGATCTTTGAATTTTTCCACAAATTCCACAGCAGTTTGTCTTGATACAGCCGATGTTAATATTATTTCATCCAGTATATATATAGCCTTTCCATCATTAACGCAAACTGCGGACGACATAGGCGTAAAATTTTGATCGTGGCACCACCACAATTGTTCATGTGGCTTTATCTCCCTGTCTGTGTAATTGTCCTGGCCATAGTCGTCATAAATACGCCCACCAGCAGTCTCAAATGATGCCTCAAACTCTTGCTTGAATTGCTTCTCTGACATTACCCGCCGGGCATCTTCTATAACGTCGGGGGGAAGAATATCAGCAGACACCCAATGGAATAGCTCCCAGTTTGGATCGTTAGCAGTCTTGGCGTATTCTGCCATTTCGTAATAATGTGTCAGCCCTTCTGGGACACCAATCAGGTAACAAAATGCCCTGTAATCAGGGTTAGTGGGGTTTACCGTATTTAACGCTGGCAATATGTTTTCTGCCCACGCGTTTTCCTTTATATTTGCTATCTCATCAAGCGCACCACCGTGCCACTCCGTACCCTCAAACCTCTCTGGCTTGTCCATTCCAATTAATTGGATCTCTGCCCCACTTGGCATAAAGAGCGTTAAATGAGATTCAGACGGCCTTTTCTTGTGGACAGGAGAAAATGTCATTAACTTCATGTCATCCCAAAAAATACGCCTTACCTGGTCGCGGGTTGGCGCTGCGAGGAAGAATAATTTCCCCGCGTTCTTTCTATCCATCGCAAACTTAGCTATTTTTCTTTTAATTATCTCGCTTTTGCCTGACCTACGTCCGGCAGGAACAACGGGGAATCTTACGCCACGTTCGACGGCTGTCTTTAGCCTATCTTGAACCGGATGGCTTTTCAACGGATACCACCTCTCGTGGCATTTCCTCAGTAGGTTTTCCATCACGACAGTTTATAGCACAGAGGGGTGTTGAGCTTATTAACCATCCAGTTAACCACCCACCTAGGTTCTCCGAGTATGATCGCGACCTCTTTAGCTGTGTGGCAAAACTTCCCGTTCACAATCCACCCTTTAGATTTATAGTGGTCTTTCCCTGATATACGGGCATGGTTTTTGCTCTGGTTATCCCTGCTTTCCTTAGACCTTTTCCTTCCTGTCATAACAATGCGCATCTTCTCTGCATGTTCTGGGCGCTTCTTCCCAAACAGTATATTATTCTCTCCTGATTGCAACGCCGATAATTTCGCTTTGGTTTCGGTGGTGTGGGTTTTCCCATAAAACGGGTTATCCTCTCCACTCATTCCGAAATGCCCGGACTTCATCCCGTTGTACGCGAACTCGCAACCCTGATCTCCGGTGAGCATGACTAGCCACTTATGGGCAGCGATATGTTGTTTGTGTGTGAGCTTTACTAAATTGTGCGGCGAATCGACAAAAGACTTGTCTTTATGCTTGAGTAAGCATCTTGGTGTGATGTGGTGCGTTTGATAAT